ATCGTATTATGGACCCGCTTATCATATAGTTTCTCGAGAGGAAAAAATCATGGCATTTTCAGAATCTCCGGCCATTACCGTCAAAGAGATTGACGCATCAGGTGTAGTGCCTAATGTATCTTCCTCAACAGGTGGTATAGTTGGACAATATAGATGGGGGCCAATGAATCAAGCAACACTTGTTAGCAATGAAGCTAGCTTGGTTGAAAAATTTGGTACACCCTCACCAACAACGTCAGTAGACTTTCACTCTGCTGCGTTCTTTCTAAAATATACAAACGCATTGCAGGTTGTTCGTGTAGGCGATGCAGCAGCAGTAAACGGTTATAACGAAGACTCTGCTAACACTGGTCTCACACCACAAATTACTGACACAGACAACTTCGACAATCAGCAGTCAGCACTAGATACTGCTAAACACACATTTATGGCTCGCTGGCCTGGTTCTTTAGGAAACAGCCTTGCAGTCAGTATTTGTCCAGATGGGGACTCAGTAGGAGTATTCAACAACTGGGCATACTCAAGCGCTTTTGACGCTGCACCTAACACTTCTGTCTACGCTTCTGGTCTTGGTGCTAGTAACGACGAAGTGCACGTAGCGGTAGTAGACAGTGACGGAGAGTTCTCAGGCACTCGCGGCACAGTTCTAGAAACATTTGCATTTACTTCCATAGCATCTGATGCTAAGAACGCAGACGGTTCAACAAATAATATTCAAGATGTAATTAACAGACAATCTCAATATGTTTGGATGGCTGGGTATCCTTTAGTTCTTTCAGAAGCTAATGGCGGCACAGCTGCGGCGAATGGTAAAGACTACCAGATGTCAGGTGGCGGCGCTACTAAGAATTACGCCATGAAAAATGGTGCGGATGGTTCTGTTGGAACATCTGAAATTTTGAGTGGTTTCGATAAGCTAGAGGACAAGGATCAAATTCAGGTTGACTTCTTAATTTGTCCTGATACAGCTAGCCAAACAGATAACGTAACAGTTGTTAATGATATCACAGGCATTGCTCAAGGCATTCGGAAAGATTGTGTAGCAGTGGCTTCTCCTGCCAGAGCAAATGTTGTTGGTGCTTCTACTCCAGTAACAAGCTCTGTAACAAACACTAACCTTTATACCAACTCATCATACTTGGTTGTTGATAACAACTATTTGAAAGTGTATGATAAGTATAACGACAACTTCATAACAATCCCTGCTGCTTCGTCAACAGCTGGTATCATGGCGGCGACTGACGCTAACGCTGCAGCATGGTTCTCACCAGGTGGTCCTCGTAGAGGTCAATACTTGGGTGTAACTGGTATCGCTTACTCTCCTAACAAATCTGAAAGAGATGTTTTGTATAGAGCAGGTGTTAACCCAATTGCTAACATTCCTGGCCAAGGTCTTCTTTTGTTTGGTGACAAAACTAAACTCAATAGACCATCTGCATTCGATCGTATCAATGTACGTAGATTGTTCTTGGTTATCGAAAGAGCAATTGCCCTTGCAGCTCGTAACGTAATGTTTGAATTCAACGATGAGTTTACTCGCGCAGAGTTTACTGGTATCGTAGAACCCTTCTTACGTGAAGTTAAAGGTCGACGTGGTATTACAGACTTCCGTGTAATTTGTGACGAAACAAACAACACATCTTCTGTAGTAGACAGAAATGAATTTGTAGCTACGATTCTAGTCAAGCCTGCCCGATCTATCAACTTCGTTACTCTTAACTTTGTTGCTGTTAGATCCGGTGTAGACTTCACTGAAGTCGCCGGCACAGTATAATAGCAGTTAGGAGAAAAATACAATGGCTATTTTAGGAGTAGACGATTTTAAATCGAAAATCCGAGGTGGTGGTGCACGGCCTACGCTATTTCAGGTCACACTTAACTTCCCAGCATACGCAGGTGGTAATTCTGAAATCTCGAGTTTCTTAACTCGGGCAGCATCTCTACCTGGTTCAACAATCCCAGAGATGATTGTACCATTTCGTGGACGTCAGTTAAAAATTGCAGGAGACAGGACTTTCGAGCCTTGGGCTACTACAATTATGAACGATACTGACTTTCTTCTACGGAACGCAATCGAGCGTTGGATGAATGGCATGAATGCTCATTCGCTCAATTCTGGTCTTGTCAACCCCGTTGATTATCAAGCTGATCTAAAAGTAGAACAGTTGGATAAAGATGGTTCTGTACTGAAAACATACAAGTTTATTGATGCATTCCCAACATCTCTTTCACCCATTGATCTTGGTTACGACCAAAATGATGTTATTGAAGAGTTTACTTGTGAGTGGTCTTATCAATATTGGACTTCAGATACAACTAACTAAATAGAGTAGGGGGCAGTTAGCTGCCCCCTTCCCAAGAAGTCTGAAGGAAATTAGAT